GCCATCCTTTTCGATGGGAACGGCAATAGGTAGAACACGCTTACGATCTGTATAAATAACGCCAAAGCCTGTTTGCCAGTTAAACGTGCCCTTCATGTAACTAGCCCCTGTTGAGCGTGTATCCATGAGATGCCCAACTTCAAAGCCTGTAAGCCTAGATACCTCTAAACCGCCCGAGGATTGCGTATAAGAGGATATACCTTGTCGGTGAGTATGACCACACACAACACTCTTTCCGTGTCTCTTAGCGGCTTCCAAAGCCGTTAAACCGCCATGTGGTTTGATGCTCTGCTCATCACCATGAACCATGACCCAATTAGTGCCTGGTATCTCGTATGGCTTGCGATGGTATTTAATGCCTAATTCTGGCAGTTTAAGAAAGTTCTCTATCTCTAACTCAGGTGCGCCTATTAGTCCAGGCAGTCTAGTGGAAAGGGCGTTAAAGAGCCGCGCTCCGTGGTTAGATCGTGAGAGCTGTGTGATTTGCAGGTCATACATGACATCAACGCACATGTCTCGGTCGCGGCCGATGGTCTTGGAGTGTTCATCAAAACCGCTACTAAACTTTGAGATTGTGTTGAAATCCATCTCATCACCGACACAAAGAACCTCATCCGGCTTAAACTTCTTAATAAACTTTGCTACGTTGGCTACTGCTTTTGGGTTGTGAAAGGGAACTTGTAGATCACTTATCACGACTATTTTCAAGGTTAGTCCTCGTCATCCTCGTAGGGAGTGAAGTTTGGATTGTCTGGGTCGAAGTCCACAGGCTTTGGCAGTATCCAATCCGGATAACTGTTCTGATCCTGAATCATGGCAAGGGCAATATCTACGGAAAAACCTGCTTTACGCAAAGCTGTGTAATAAGTGTTCAAGCCTATGCAGTAACTTTCCAGGGGTGTGTAGTAATCATCCTGGACTTTAACCTTGCGTGCCATAGGAAAAGTGTTACCTATCTAACATCTGGATGATGGTATCAACACGCACTTCTAATCTATCTACTTGATCGCGCAGAGATGACCCACCATTGGTTTTAAGTTCGCTGAGGTAGTGCTTAACAAGCCAACGGACTGAGGTAATAAAGGCGGCAACAATAGTTACTAGGCTGACGCTGAGGGCAGCCCAGTCTTGCGCTTGCATTACTTCTGAATAACCAGAACAGATATTGAATGTGTGCCAGCACCAGCAATCGCATAAATAGCGTTGGTGTGGTTTTGAAGCACAACCTGGTCTCCAGCGTCTATTTCATATCCATTGGCAGTAGTTACATCTGCGCCACCAATATAGATTTTGCCATTAGTTGCGTGTAAGTGAACTTCCTCAGCTGCTAAGTCATTGGCCACGATGATAGATCGTGTTGTGGTAATTGTGTATTGTGCGCTAGAAATTGTCATTTTATAATCCTTTTGTTAGTTGTTATCTTTTAGGTGTTGCATATCCAAAGACACCGGCAAGGACAGCCCATAGCACAGCGCGATAATCCAGTGCAAAGTTACTAGCTGCCCAAGCAGACAGAAAAGCACCTGCGGTTAGGAATAGTGGGTGTTTCATTGTTTGCCTCCTAGCATAGGTATTTCAAAAAAAGAACCATCCGCGTCAGCCTTACCTTTATTGAAGGAGATGTGGATATGGCTGGTGTGTGGGTTTGTCCCACTGTATTTACGCCATTTCCAATTAAGGATTCGGCTAGCAATTTTGTGGTTATGAATGACATAAGATATTCGTTTAGCAGGGTCAGACTTCGCATATGCACGAATTTGATTTGCCAGGTAGATACTCTCAGATTTGTGCTTTGTGAGGTCTGAGTCAATATCAAGGGCACGAACCCAGCCCGCAGCATCAGGCGTATGATCTGATTTACTGTCATGCTTAGCGTCTCCGATCCAACCGTCAGTTCTACGGTCGCGGTTCGGATAGGTGTCATCTATTTGCTCACGCAGCTGAATTGCGCTTTTACTCAGGCGTGGCTTCATCTAGCACATCCCAACTAAGTGTTTCTTCATTCCAAGAATAAAATTTATCATCGTTAGGTTTTGAAACAGGCGCGTTCCAGAATGAACCGCTACGAATCCACGATGGATAAGGTTGTGAAGTTACAAAAATATCTTCTGCCTCATTGTAGGAATAACCTATTCCTGCATAAATACCACGAATCTTTGAATTGTAACTTGTGCGCTTGCAGACTTGTCCACGAAAGTTGCCATACCAAGTTTCAGTATCTAAACCTTCTATTAGTTCTGTTTCGTCAATACCAGTTATGACTTCGGTAACGATGCCATCTGTAATAAATGCGTAATGTGCCATTATGACCAACTCACAGTTCCGGTGCCAGCAGTAATTGTTGTAATCTTGTAAGAACCGCTTGTAGTTGTAGAACCTGTTAAACCTGCTCCTATGGTGATTGTTCCATCCGCTGTTAAATACTTGAGAACAACTATGCCAGAACCGCCTGAACCGCCGCCGTTACCGCCGCCACCGCCTGCGCCACCTGTATTTGCTACGCCATTGTTAGGGGTATCACCGCTGCCATTTGCGCCGTTACCTGCGTTTGTTCCACCTGTGCCCGGTGTTCCACCATTTGCAGCTCCACCACCACCTGAGCCATAAACGACTGCGCTCCCAGTAAGAGAATTGCTGACACCTTGTCCACCATTGCCGCCTTTTTTAGTCGAACTTGCATTACCACCTACGGCTGATGCACCGCCACCACCACCGCCGCCTCTATCACCAGAAAGTTGCTGACCAGTACCGCCATTATTTCCTTGCGATGGTGAAGTGCTTGGTGTATTTCCAGCACCAGCCGCAGCAGTGCCACCTTCACCAGAACCACCACCACCTGATCCACCACTGTTTGCATTAGAACCAGAAGCACCAGAACCTCGACCGCCGCCAGTAGAAGTTATTGTTGAAAAAATACTATCTACGCCGTTTGCAGCAGAACTACCACCTGCACCAACAGTTACTGAAGCACCACCAACAACAGACAAAGCAGCATTTGTGCGATAACCGCCACCACCGCCGCCACCGCCGGGGCCCCACGCACCGCCGCCACCACCGCCGGCAACAACTAAACATTCAACGTTTAATGTAATTACTGGTGGTGATCCTTGTGGTGATATTCCTGCAATGATATTTCCTATCATTATGCAATTGCTCCTACCACATACCAAATATCTGTTGCAGTTTTAATGCACGCAGCGGTCTTGTATTGTAAAAGAGTTGGAGATGCGGGAACTGCGCCAGCTGATAGAACTGTGGTTGTGCCTGGAGTAACTGCGCTAATTGTGCAAGTTCCGGCACCTTTGTTTAATATTGTTATACAGGTGCCCACGGGATAAGCCACGGAAGCGTTTGTGGGTAACTTAAAAGCGATTGCAGTTGCCTTGTTCATAGGGACTAAGGTCTGATAAGCATCGTCTAGAACCGCTGTGTAGTCACCAGTCTGATCTGCATCAACTGTAAAGGTTACAAGCCCGTTAAACATTGCAGCTGAGAGAACATCTCCTGTGCTTGCTGGAAATCCTGTTGCCATTTATTACCCCTTAATAAGTCATTACTGACGTGCCGATTATACCGTATAAAGAACTGCCTATTATGAAACTATCGATGATTGGTTCAGATGTTACGAACGTGGTATTCCAAGTGCCTGGAGTGATTTCGTGGCTTACTCCCATACATTGCAAAGTCTTGTCTATGACTGTGCCGTCTTGTCCCACGTTCTTAACTCGTATTGTGTCGAAGAAATCTAGGGTTAGGGCAGCGGTTGTGCCTGCTGCGTAGTCGGCTGTGTTTAGATCAAGAGTAAGGGCATCAACCCGTAGAGTGGTTTCTGCCCGTGTCGCAGTATAAGCCTGGGCTATATCCAAAGCCTGTGCGTCTGTCTGCACTAACAACTCTGTGGCTGTGTAAGAGTGTGGGAAATACTTAATTTGACTGGCTGTGTTACTTGCAGTCTGCGCTGTGCCACCTGCACGCGTAATGCTAGTTGTGTTAATTATCAATTTATCATCCAGCGCAGTCACGATATTTCGATATGAAATACCCGTGCCGTCATTCGAGAAAAATGTCGGATTGACTCCAGATTTGCTTTGAATAGATGCTCTGCTTAAGAATTCAGCATTGCCTGAAGGCAGGATATAGAACGCGCCTTGCTCTGAAAACTCCATGTTCTTGATAGCCTGAAGTGAAGTCCTAGAACTACCCGGATCTGCCTGAACAGTTGTTGAACCTGCTTGAATACTACGCATAGATGTAGGAAAGCCGATTGTGTCGAGAATATCGGTTACACGGCTGCCTGTAGTCTCACCAGCAGTTGCGCCTGTAACGGTGGTTATGTTAGACATGTTAAACAAGCGGAAAGCATCGGCTAGTTCAATATCTACATAGCCTATGTTCTGCTCTTTGTCCCATGTGTAGTTATAAGTGATTGTGTAGCCTGAGAATAGGAACTCGCCATCTGCTGAGATACGAACCTTGCGCAGCGGCACTAACTTGCCAAAATAAGGCGAGGTTGGGTTAGTTGGATTCCAATCGCCGTTCTGATCTAATACTCTAATAGTGGCTGTGCCAGCCTGAAATTCCTCTTGCAATAGGTTATAGCCACGTCTAATGCTTACTCTGTTTACTTGGCTAGAAATATCTATTGTGTCAGCCGCTTGGTCTGCCAGCGTGTTAAACCCTAATACACCTTCGCCAATAATAAACGGGTAGCCAAATACCGCGCCCGAACTAAAGTCAAAGGTAACAACAAGGGTAGGTGTTGCCACTACATACCGCCTGCAAAACTCTGAATAGTTGAGTAATTGTTATTGTTGCCATTGGCTGAGTTATTAACTGAGGCTACGCCTATGCCGTATTGAGCAGCTGTTGGGTCTATGAATATGCGTAGTTCGGTTGGTGTAAAACCGCTACCAGCGTTAGGTCGGCTAAAGGCATCTTGATAATTCAAGTCCATATTGCCAATAGGTTGATTTCTTAAAGAATCTAAGAAGTTCTTAGTTTCCTCAAATGCTTCGTCAAAAGATTTATCATTTTGATCTTGAATAGCTGCTAAGAAATCTTCTGCTAATAACTGTTCTCCACGGGTTAAAACTGGCGTTGTAAGTGTGCCCATTTCGTTGCGTAATTCAATCATTGCTTTGAGAGCAGCAGCAGCTCCGCTTGTAAAACTACCAAATGGGTCAATGTTGGCTAAAATTATTGCGTTAATCTGGGTAGTTAACAATTCTTGAGATAACTTTGATGCAGCATCAGCATTACCTAGAAGAATTGCTTGTTGCAGTTTAAGTCTAAGAGTTTCATCCTCAGTAACCTTGCCCATAAGCGCAGCTGTATTCTGTATCAAATCCATGTTCATAACGGCTGAGGCTTTGTCTATAACTGCTTTTGCCTTTTGCAATGCTGTTTGTTCTTTGATTGCCTTAGTCTGTTTTTGCGCTAGGGCAGCCAATTCCTTTTGACGTTTAGCAGCATCAGCATCAGCCTTCTTGCGTGCCTGAATAATCTTCATGGCTGCTGGAGACATGTCTGGCATGTTGCCTGATCGTGGGTCATATACACGGTCTTTGGTTGCTAATTCGTTGCGCTTGTTGCGTAATGCACCAAAAACATTTGCTAAAAGATTAAAGCCGCTGAGACGAGCGACATCACCAAGACCTCGAACCATATCGGCTACTGATGCAGCCATAGCCTCTATGTTCTTTGTTGCTCTTTCAATATCGCCATTACCAAAGGCTGTGCCGATAGCATCAACTAAACCTTTACCGATAATTTCTTTAGCGTTGCCTGAGGCAATAGCCAAAGCGTTTAACTTTCCGGCATAGGTATCAGCTGCTAGGGATGCCTGACCAGAAAAAGTGCTATTTAATTTGCTTAATATCTGTTCAAATGTCATCGTGGAAAGTTCAGCGTTGGTAAGTCCAAGATTGTATTTCTTTAGGCCTTTGAGGTTGCCTACATAAGCCTGTGATAAATCGCTAACGGTTGTGCTTAAATCAACACCAGCTCCTGCTGAGGCGTTTAAGGCTGCTGTTAAAAGTTGTTTAGACTTGGTATAAGACTGAGTTACCTGGACAAGTTTAGAAAAGGCTGGGCGTAATAGATCATCAGCAACATGGTAAGTTCTTTCAAGTCCACCAATAAATTCTTCTACGTTTGTTTGTTCGTAAGCAAAGCCTAAGTTATCAAGGGTTCTAGACAACTTTTGGATGGCTGCGTCATCTTCAGCAAAAGCCTTAATAGATTGCGTTGCATATCTAAATGCCTTTTGTGCGCCTGCTAAACCAATATAAGCCTTAGCAAGTGATTTAATTCCGGCAGTTAGTCCTAAGACATCCTTGTTGGCTTTGCCAAACGCTGCCTTGCCTTTGTATTCGGCACCAATACCAATCATTAAGTCTGTTGTTGCCATTATCGACCTACTCTCGCTCTAAACTTAGCTGCTGCGCTTTCGATGGCTTTGATTACTGCTGCGTTGGTTTTGCCACCATCTTCAGCCCAAGCACGATAAATTAAACGGCCTTTCATGTAACGGCCACGTCTGCCTGATCCTGTGCGTGTGTTGCCTTGTGCAATAGGACTAGCGTTCTCTAACGCTCTAATAAATTGAGCACCGGCTTGTGGGTTGTTTGAATGGCTAAAGTTCTTGTTAGTTCTAGGTGTGCCTTTAGGTGCTTTCTGCATACCGTTAGGGTTCTTACGCCCTGCGGTTTCAAAGATAGAACCGGAAGCAGTCTTGTTAGCAATAGAAGCTGCGTAGGAGAAGCCACGTCTGTTTGGCTTGGATGGTGTTGTTTTGTAGCCAATGCCTCTACGCATAAGAGTTGCGTTATAGATAGGCTC